TCTGTACCTAATAAAAATTCTACAGAAGAAGCATGGGAAGAAGCCTATGCAAAACTTGGTAGACCCGAAACACCGGACCAATATAATTTAGATATTAAATCTGATGTAGTTCAAATGGATGATAGCGCAATCAAATCTTTTGCCGAACAATCTCATAAGCTAGGTTTAAATAATAAACAGGCTGAAGGTATCTTAGAATTTTATAAAAATAATATGGAAGGCATTGCACAACAATCAAAGATAGATACTGAAACTGCACAAGCTCAAGCAGAGCAAGAGCTAAGACAAGAATGGGGTAGAGACTTTGATGCAAAAGTAAAACAAGCTGGTGCGATTGCTAAAGCAAATATTAATCCAGAAATATTAGATATGACTTTATCAAATGGTACTAGACTTGGTGATCATCCAGAAATAATTAAAGGCTTTGCAAAGATAGCAAGTATGATGTCAGAGGATAAAATGGTTACAACTGAAAGCGAAAGTGTTAATTCAGTTTCAGATATTGAAACAGAAATATCATCTATTACTAATGATATGAATGGTCCATACTGGAACAAGTCTCATCCAGATCACGACAAAGTTGTTCAACAAGTTTATACTTTGAGAGAGATGCTGACCAATGGAAAATAATCATTTAAACAATGAAGAACTTAAACTAGAAATATTAAGGATCGTAAAAGAGAATGGTACAGAGTTTCAAAAAAATGATCCCTTGCCAATCTGCGAAAATTATTATAAATGGATTAAAAGTAAGACAATTCCTAAAAAGAACCTTACTGGCAAGAAGGAATAGACTTCTAGTCTAAAAGACTTTAAATCCAAGAGATGCCTACGCAGGTGGATAACTTCTCTGATTGTTTAATATAAATCACAACAATGGGAGACTAATATGTCATCACAAATAACTACAGCATTTGTACAGCAGTATTCTGCTAACATTCAAATGCTATCTCAACAAATGGGATCGTTATTAAGAGACAAAGTACGTCTGGAATCTGTTGTCGGAAAAAATGCTTTCTTCGATCAAGTAGGAAGTGTAACTGCTGTTTTAAAAACTAGCAGACATTCTGACACTCCACAAATCGACACTCCACATGCAAGAAGAAGAGTATCTCTTGCGGATTACGAATTTGCGGATTTAATAGATTCACAAGATAAAGTACGTCTTTTAATAGACCCAACTTCATCTTACGCTCAAGCTGCTGCTATGGCAATGGGTAGAGCTATGGATGACGTGGTAATCAGTGCCGCTACAGGAACTGCATTTACTGGTGAAACAGGTTCGACTTCAACTGTACTACCTTCTACACAGAAGATTACAGAAAGTGGAACTGATGGTTTAACTATTGCGAAGTTAAGAACTGCAAAAGAAAAGTTCGACTTAGCAAGTGTGGATCCATCAATCGCTAGATTTATCGTGGTATCACCTAGACAAATCACTGATCTATTAGGAACAACTGAAGTAACAAGTTCAGATTTCAACACTGTTAAAGCATTAGCAAATGGTGAAATCAACTCGTTCTTAGGTTTTAACTTTATAGTATCTAACAGACTATCTATTGCATCTTCTAAAAGATCATGTATCGCGTTTGCACAAGATGGTATTACATTAGCAGTTGGTAAAGATGTTTCAGCTAGAATTGACGAAAGAGCTGACAAATCTTATGCTACTCAAGTGTACTACTGCATGAGCATTGGCGCTACTAGAATGGAAGAAGAAAAAGTAGTAGAAGTTCAAGCACACGAAGCGTAATAAAGGAGGATAAAATATTATGGCAAATTCAATTCAACAAGCGAAAATTGCTGCTACTCCTTCTGAAAAAGTAAAGACTAACGAACTCGCAGGTAGAGTTAGAGTAGCCTTTGCTCAATACGAAGCGAGTGCAGAACAATCAACAATACACATGTTTAGCATACCAAATGGTGCGAGACTTTTATCGGGGTCAGTAGCGTATGATGCTTTAGGATCATCTACTACTATCTCTGTAGGTTACGCAGCACACACTAAGTCAGATGGAACAACTGAAGCAGCAGATGTAGATCAATACAAAGCTGCAGCAGCTTCAACTTCTGCACAAAGTGTTGCGGTATTAGACACTATTGCATTAGACAAAAATGCAATAACAGATGCTGACAAAGATGGTGTTCCAGTTACAGTTACATTAGCAGGTGCTAATGGTACTGGTACTATTCAGTTGCAAATGTTATATGTAATTGACTAATAAATACTTTAGATGGGGGAGCAATCCCCCATCTTGTTATGAAACAAATAAAAGATTTAAAAACTGTATTACATTTTAAAAAAAATAATTATGTATACAGATATGTTTTGGTAGACAGATTCAAACATGGTCCTAAGTATCATTATGGATTTGATACAAAAGAAGAGAAAACAGAAGAAGAAATATTTGCGTTAGAAAAAGATAGACAAATAAGACGCAAGTATATTATAAGGAAGTAGTATGGCATCAACAGTAGACATTTGTAATGGAGCATTAAATCAACTTGGTGCAACAACTATTTTATCACTTACAGAAGATTCAAAAAATGCTAGACTTTGTAACTCAAGATATACTCAAGTAAGAGATGCAGTGTTCAGATCACATCCTTGGAACTGCTTACAACAAAGAGTAGAACTAGCATCATCAACAGATACTCCTGCATGGGGTTACAGTTTTAAATATGATCTACCCGGTGATTGTTTAAGATTACTTAGAATATTAGATTATGATTCAAATCATAAAGTAGAAGGTAGATCAATATTATCTAATAACTCTTCAATGAAGATATTGTATATCTCAAGAGTTACAGATCCAAATCAATATGATGAAAATTTAAGAGAAACATTATCAGCAGCACTAGCTGCAGATATAGCTTATGCTATTACATCTAACAATACCACGCAACAAAACATGATTGCTCTTTATCAAGAAAAATTAAGAGATGCTAGATTTGTTGATTCAACTGAAGGATATAATACTACACAAGAAGATGGAATGGCAGATGTTATAGATGCTGGTACATTTATTAACTCAAGGTTCTAATACATGGCTAGAGTAGCTGCACAACTTTCAAATTTTACAGCGGGTGAATTATCACCAAGATTAGATGGTAGAAATGATTTAGCAAAATATTCTGCAGGTTGCGCAACTGTAGAGAATATGGTTATCTATCCACATGGTGCTGCAGCTCGTAGACCCGGCACAACTTTTATTGCTGAAGTAAAATCAAGTTCTGCTAAAACAAGATTAATACCTTTTGAATTTTCAACTACACAAACTTATATTTTAGAATTAGGTAATCAGTACATAAGATTCTATAGAGATAATGGTCAAATATTATCTAGTGGATCTCCTTTTGAAATATCTACACCTTATCTTACAGCAGAACTATTTGATATTAAGTTCGCACAATCTGCGGATGTTATGTACATAACGCATCCCAGCCATGCTACAAGAAAACTATCAAGAACAGGACACACCTCTTGGTCTTTAGATATAGTTAATTTTACTAATGGTCCATACTTAGATACTAATACATCAACAACAACGATTACAGCTTCAGCACATACAGTAGGAACTGGTAGAACTTTTACTGCTAGTGCTAGTACATTTGTTTCAACAGATGTTGATAGATTAATTAGATTTAGAGATGGTTATGCAAAGGTAACAGGATTTACAAGTGCCACAGTAGTTACTGTTGAAATAATAAAAGATACAGGATCAACCAGTGCTTCAACTGATTGGTCGTTAGGTGCGTTTTCAGATACTACTGGTCATCCTTCTTGCGTATCATTCTTTGAACAACGATTGGTTTTTGCCGCAACTTTATCACAACCACAAACAGTATTCTTTTCTAAATCTGGTGATTACGAAAATATGGATGCAAACATTGGTGGCACTGTAGCAGATGATGATGCAATCATTTATACAATCGCATCTAACCAAGTTAATGCAATAAGATTTATGTCAGCTAGTAGAACTTTAATTATTGGTACTGCAGGTGGTGAATTTACAGTTAGTGGAGGTGGAGATAATGATGCCATAACACCTACAAATATTATGATTAAAAAACAATCTAACCATGGTGCTGCAAACATAGATGCTGTTTCAGTTGCTAATGCTACTTTATTTGTACAAAGAGCTAAAAGAAAAATTAGAGAACTTGCTTACAACTTTGATGTAGATGGTTATACAGCTCCAGATTTAACTATACTTGCCGAACACGTTACTGAAGGTGGTATAATAGAAATGGCATATCAAGAAGAACCATTAGCAATTATTTGGTGTGTAAGAAATGATGGTGAATTAGTTGCATTAACTTATCAAAGAGAACAACAAGTAGTTGCTTGGCATAGACATGTTTTTGCCGGAGCTTTTGGAAGTGGTAATGCAGTTTGTGAATCTGTTGCAGTGATACCAACTGAAGATAGTGAGTATGAGCTATACATGATTATTAAAAGAACAATCAATGGTGCAACTAAAAGATATGTAGAATTTTTAAATACATTTGATTTTGATGAAAGTGATAATACATCATTTAATTTTTTAGATTCACAATTAAGTTACAGCGGATCTTCAGCAACAACTATTTCTGGACTATCACATCTTGAAGGACAAGAAGTTTCTATATTAGCAGATGGCGCAACTCATCCAAATAAAACTGTAAGCTCTGGTTCAATAACATTGGATAGAGCTGCTACTAAAGTTAAAGTAGGATTAGGATATACGTCATTATTAAAGACAATGAGAATAGATGCTGGCGCTCAGAATGGTACATCACAAGCTAAAACAAAAAGAATATATGAAGTTACTGCAAGATTATATGAAAGTGTTGGTATCGAGATAGGACCCGATCTAAATAATATGGAGAGAGTTCCTTTTAGAACATCAAGTGATCCTATGGACCAAGGTATACCACCATTCACAGGTGATAAAGAAGTAGAGTTTAGAGGAGATTATGATACAGATGGATTTATGATTGTTAGACAAACACAACCTTTACCTCTAACAATCTTATCACTATACCCGAGGTTAGTAACAAATGATGGATAAACACTTACATATAGTACCTTATACAAAAGAACATGGACAGTTTATTTTATCCTGTCAGATGAATCACAAATTATTAGAAGCAGATAGACACTACATTAATGTAAAAGGTAACGCTAAAAATTTAGAACAAGATCATTTAGCCTTTACAGGAATGGTTAGATCAAAACCTATTTTTGCTGCCGGAATGAAAATGGTTTGGGGTCGAGTAGCAGAAGGTTGGGTTATAGCAACTCAAGATGTTTGGAATTATCCATTAAGTGTTGCAAAAGCAATTAGAAAAGATTTTGCTAGAGTTGCAAAAAAACACAATATAGAAAGAGTACAAACTGCAATTAGAAAAGATTTTGTACAAGGTCAAAGATTTGCAGAATGGCTAGGTTTGGAGAACGAAGGGTTAATGAAAAAATTTGGTTTTGATGGTACAGATCAGTACAGATATGCGAGGATATTCTAATGAGTGCAGCAGTACCTTTTATTGGACCAGTATTAAGTG